CCTCCGCTTCTTCCCGCCAGATTTCACCAAGTAAGTTGGTGTCACCCACCAGGACAGGCTCGGTGAACATGCGCACGGTCGCGTCGACAAGGGGATACTCCTCGACCGGAAACGACTGCGCGAGTTGACAAAATAAATTCCAAGTGAGCTGGACATCATTGCAGCAGCCCTCCTCGATCTCCCGGCGTATGCCGTCGCTCAAGTCGTTCCAGTGTTTGCCGCGGAAGGCGTTGTAGGGGAGGTTCTTGGCACCTAACCCGAAGTGCTTGGCCAGGTTCTCCAGGCTCACGGACAAGTGATTGCCGATCAGCAGCCGCGCCATGCTCAGCGTGTCGAACCAGAAGGCTGGCTTGATGCCGAAGTGGTGTGAGAGGATCAGTCCGTCGAAATGCGCGTGGTGCGCCAGGATCGCGTAGGGTTCCTTCGGCAGCGCGTGCACGAAGCCCGATGCTCGATACCACTTGGTCGTGCCGTCCTGCTGTCGGATGCTGCAGCCGTGCACCTCGAACCTCGGGTCGCGCACGTACGCTTCCGTCGTCATTTTTGACAGAGTGTAATCGTCGTCGAAGTACGTCTCGAAGTCGAGGGTTATGATGTTCATCGCGTGAACGCTACCTTGCGGTGGTGTGGGCAGTATGGTCTAGCGTCGGTTTCAGCCCCACAAAAGAAAAAGTCGGGCGTGGCCGGATCGCCCACGGGCCAGTGACACACCTTGGAAGTAAGATTGAACAACGTACGCCGCTGCTCCATCGGTATCTCGATCTCGACGTATGTCGAATAGAGCGAAGGGATACCCGATGGGCAATATTCAGTGCGCCGTGCTTCGGCAGTATGCGTGGGTAAGCGTAACCTGTCCACTTTGCCGAGCACGGCGCTACGCGACACGTCTCCTAGTCTGTTCGAGATCGTCGCCGCGGACAAGCCCTTGGCCCACATTGACTTCAGAAGCTCGACGCGCGCCGGTGTCCAAGTGCTCTGGGTCATGACAGCCCCGACTTGAAGTCGACGTGCTTAGGGACTGGCGTCTCATCCCACTCGTCGAGATCGTGGGTCGCGGCACGCGCCTGCACGGTCTCTTTGTCGTCGTCCCGGATGCCCCAGCCGCAGGTACAGTGAGCCGAGAAGCCCTCCTGGTCGCGGTAGAATTTGATGGTGTGGAGGGTCATTTGTGACGCTCCAGGGCTTTTTGCGTGAAATCGAGCTGGCGCTGCAAGCCGCGCAATTCGTCCGCGTCGATCATGTCAGCGGCATCCTGGGGGCTCTTGGCTATACTCGCAATGGTGTCTATTGCCAGCTCCAGCGACTCGGCCGCTTGTTCCAGTTCCTCGCGCAAGTCGTCGCGGTTTTTCTCAACTTCGCCGAGCTCAGTTTGTAGACCCTCGATCTCGGCATCTTGGTCTTCTACGCTGCGCAGCTCGTCCACCTTGTAGATGAACTGTGGTGGCATGCCCCCCTTGATCGCGCTGTCGCGCAGCCAGTCGAGGAATTCGCCAGTAGGCTGATTGTGATAGAACTGCATGTGTCACCTTTAGCGTGGTTGTTAAAACTCAGTCAAGGGCAAACTTGCCCCGACGGCGAAGTTCTCCTATGCTGTGGACTTCCCCCACAGCGGAGCCTTGAGCCATGCAACGATCACTCGCTGCCTTCCTCGGACTTTGTGGCATCCTCGCGCTGGCCTCGCCGGTCGACGCCCGACCGCACCATCGCGCTCACCATGCTCGTGTAGAGCGCCCGCAGCTCGTCGTCTGTGACCAGTGGGGCTGCCGCGACACGCGGCGCCTGCAGACTGTTGAGAAAGTCAACCGCCGGCAGAAAGTCGCGCGTGGCCAGCCGGTGGTGCTCGGTAGCGGCCTCATAGATCGCGCGCGAGCCTATAACGGAATGACTGCAGGGCAGATCGGGCTCCACAGGCGATCGGCCTGGTGCGCCGCCTTCCTGCGTTATCTTGGCGTCGAAGGCCCCATAGATGACCGTGCAGTGTCCTTCCTGAAGCTTCCGCATGTCAGTCCCTCCGTCGGCAGCATCGCGGTCTATGCGCACCATGTCGGCATCGTGACCGCGTTCGACGCCAACGGCAACCCGGTCTTGATCTCTGGCAACTCGTACGGCCGGCGAGTCTACGAAGGCCCCTACCCGCGCCGGCCGCTAGCTTACGTCAGCGGTTAGCGCCTCGCACACGCGCCGCCGACCCGCCTGCAGCGCCAGCAGCTGCCCAAGGATCTTGATCTGGTCCTTGGGCCATGGCTCGGTGCGCCCGCACTCCCAGTTGCTGACAGTCTGCTTGTCGGTGCCGAGCAGCGTGGCCAGCTCTTGCTGGGTCATGCCCTTGGCGTGGCGGACCGATCGGACCTGTTCGGAGAAGGTCATAGGATGATGATCCCCGTGATAAAGTCGGCCGCCAGGGCTGCCCACAGCAGCAGGCAAGCCACGAATAGCGCCAGCGTGACGAGCTCCACGGCGCCGCGGATGAGGTGGGAGATCATGGTGCATCCCATAGTGAAGACACGTATGCGGAACCGTCTTTCGGTGTGTAGGACAGTTCGTGTGGTGGTACTCCATCAACATCAAAGTCCATGATCTTGACACGCACACCGGGGGGCACGTCTACGTGCTGCACTACGCCGCCTTCTACTGTGACGGTAACCACGCGCAGATCAGCCTCGCATGCTTCGCATTGACAATCGAAAGTGTGTGAAGTGGTGGACATGACTTGTTCCCTTTCGTTTGTATAAACACACCTTTCAGGCATTGAAGCGCGCCCGGATAGGTGCCCCGCATGGGGACACCCGTCTGGAAGCGTGATTAGGCGGCCAAATATTCGTTGATTGCCTTGTAAGTGTGCTTAATGCCGAGCTGCTTGCAGGTCTGCTTAAAAGCGTAACCGTCTTTATTGGCGCTACCGCGCTCGATTGCCGCCAGCATCTTGTCGGCAACAACGTCAACCTTGCCCGCGATGTAAGAATAATCGTCCGGACGCTCTGTGACGGCGCGCGCCAAGTTTTCCCGGTATGCTTTGGCGAAGGCTTCCTTATTGGTCATTGTCGTTATCCCTTTATGGAACTAGTGGCTTGCCTACTGTCGGCGTTTGGCAAACCGATTGTCCGTTGTCTTGACCGTCAAAGGTCCAGTTGGCCGACCGGAAGTTAGATTCGGCTAGTCTGTCCACGGCTCTAGATTTGACAGATCGCGATAGCTTTCATCGCGGCGGCCGGAGCCGTATTGGATGCGGCCGTTGACCAGTTCGCCGTTGCGTTGCACTAGCGCGCGATCACCTTCGATGCTTCGAACTGTGTAGATTGTGCGGTATCCCGTGCGCTGCGATCGGTCGATAACGTAGGTTCCGGGCTTTACTGTCATTTCCTCTATCGCGGTTTTTTCACCGCGCTCTATCGCGCCGGTGACATGATGCTTTAAACGCTCTAGTGGGCTTGTCATTGTCGTTATCCCTCTATGTATCTATTGACGATAAAACTCACCCTACTTGCATTTATATAAAGATCAAGTGCGTTTAGCGCATGGGAGGTATGCGTTATTGCTTGCCTTCCTGTCGGTCGATCCACGCAATTAGTGGGTCCGCCACTTTCGACGCGGGCAGTGCTGCTTTATCCGCGCGGTGTCGCGCCACTGCCTCCTTGTATTCCTCGCTGTCCATGATTTCTGCCGGCGCCGGGTGCGGGCAACCTGGAAGAAGCTTACAGGGGTGTTCTTCGTCTTGATGGTAGACCTTGCCGAGCTTCACTGAGTGCATTTTTGCGTAAAGGCGATATTGTGGCCAACACCGCGCGGTGCCAGTTAACACGAAGGCGGGTGCTTCGGCTTTCTTCTTGGCGGTCGCCATTAGCCCTAGGCGGGTTTCTAAGTCGACCGGCATAGGGCACTGCCCGTTTTCCCACCTGGCGACCGTGTGGCGGTGCTTGCCAAGCGCTTCGGCGAGCTGGCCCTGCTTAAGCCCATTCGTGCGTCGCCACACTGTCAACTCTGTTGGTGTCATGTGACTTTGCTCCATGTTGCATATGGGCCTAATTTAATGGTCCAACGGTCGCTTGTCAAGGGCCGGATGGACCACGAAAAACGGCCCTTTTGCGACGTGCTTTTTGACTGTTTTTAGGCGTGGAGGTAAGTAGGTAGTGTTTTGGCCTAAAATGACGTAGTTTGCAGAGTAGCTTGGAAGGCAGTAAAATCAAGGTTTATGGGCAAGCTACAAACTACGACAGTTTTTGGACATAGCTCCACATAAAAGCAATGGGCCAACGGGACCATGTGGTACGGATGGCCCATTGCATCTATATATATACTTCTAAGAAATTCTATTAATGGTATTATATATGTTAAGCGCACCCTGTTGTTTTCTTTAGGGTTATTGGTATCTGCAATCTACAAATCATAAAGACTATAAAAATGTAGTAACGAGATTTCATAAAGCCCTGCGGTCGATCATTATATATAAAGGTTGTCAGGCGTCGCGCGTGGGGGTGTTAGGTGTTGATATAAACTCGGGATAGCGAAGGGTACGGACGGGGGTTTTTGCTTTTAGTGATGTGCGTCTAATTGTGCGAAAAATATAAAAACCAAAATTCTTAACTATTTATACACAACAAAAAACCCCTGGCCTTTCGGTCGGGGGCTCAGTAGTCGGGAGGAAACACGTCCAATCAGGACGCCGTCATGCAACTCCACCGGTAGCATCTTTAGGAGCGTTGAGCAAGTCCTGATCCATCGGTTGCCTGAACTGGTCGAATGGAGCCGTATTTCCGAGAGCTTCGCTCGTTCGAAGGTCCTTCAGCGGCTCGCCGGGCAGCACGCCCAGCGCTGGGCCCGTCGCCAGCGGTTGCACGCGCAGCACGTCGCCATCGCGCTGAAACACGAGCTGCTGCCCTTCGGTGGCGCCGTTCACTTGCAGGTAGCAGGTATTGCTGTCGTCGTCGTGCGAGCCGAAGCGCAGGGTAAAGCCGCCGGCCCGCACCTCCTGGGACTTGATGGAAAACAGGCTCATGGAGCCTCCTTGTGTGTTGACAACGTTGACACACCTGCTTTACCGTAAATCGATCGGAGGAACAACCATGCTGAAATGGCTCATGCAACTTTTCACCCGCCCCATGCGCACCGACTGGCAGTGCCCCGCCTGCGGCGATAACCGGATGACCGCGCACGGCCACTGCCGGACCTGCCACGCCAGCTTCAGGGTGCCGTCATGAGAACGGTCGTCGACCTGACCAGCACGTCGCTGCGCTCCTGCTCCTACGACAGCGACGCCGAGCGCTTGGAGATCACGTTCGAGAACGGCCGGCGCTACAGCTACGAGGGCGTGCCGCCCGAGATATTCGAGGGCCTGCGCGACGCCGGCTCGCCGGGACAGTTCTACAACCAGAACATCAAGGACAAGTTTTGAGTGACGTGGAATTTATCACATCGAGCAGATAAAGAAGCTTTGCCGCTGGCCGACAGGCACTACAACCGGCAGAAACCGGGTACACCTCAATTTGTGCCACCAGGGCGATGCATCGTTCTGTTGTCCGAGAATAAAAAAGCAGTGTGGGTTACGTCGTGGCCATTCGCGCAGTACGTTAAACACGCGTGGGCTGGTGCCTGGGTTAACTCGCTGTTTCGCAGTGAGGGAGCGGGTATTGCCTCGGAATTAATTAAAGAGGCTATTAAAAAAACTAAAGAGCAGTGGGAGCCACCGCCGCTAGGCATCGTTACTTTTGTTGATCCGAGATGTGTCCCCGGTGTGATGGTGCATGGTCATAGAGTTTTTGGTTTTGGGTATTGGAAAGCGGGGTTCAAACATGTTGGCTTCACTAAAGGCGGGCTGCATGCTTGGCAGATGCTGCCTTCTGAGATGCCATGAAACCGACTACCGCGCAGGAAGAACTGATCTACCGGTTGGGAGTTAACCATGCCCTTGCTCACCAGACACTCTTCGCTCATCGGCACCCGGATGCGACACCCGCTTTTCATTATGAAATTATTGGCGATCTACATGGTGGCTCCCGCCGCGTTCTGGAGCTTGCTTTTCGCGGTGCTGCTAAATCTACCATTGCTGAGGAATACATCTGCATTGACGCTTGCTATCGCCGTTTCCGTAATTTTATTATAGTCGGCGAGAGCTTCGCTCGTGCGGTGGAGCGCCTGAGCGCCATCAAGCATGAGCTCGACTTCAACGAGCACATCAACACGCTGTTCGGCAACCTGCACGGACCGACGTGGAACGAGGACAAGATCGTTCTCACCAACGGCGCGGTGATCCAGGCATTCGGACGGGGTCAGTCGCTGCGCGGCACCAAGCACGACGACGTGCGGCCGGACGGCTGCCTGATCGACGACATCGAGGACGAGGAAAGTGTCAACTCACCGGACGGACGAGACAAGACCCAGCGCTGGCTCATGCGGACACTGCTCCCCGCACTCGCACCTCGCGCAAAGGTGCGCATGCTGGCCAACATGCTTGACCCTGACTGCCTCGCAGTGCGGCTGCGGAAGACAGGTATGTGGACTGTGCGAGAGTATCCCTGGGAGTACGTCAACCCCGATGGTGAGCGTCTAGCGACATGGCCGGCGCGATTTCCACTAGAGCACATCGATAGCACCCGGCGCGAGTACGAGCAGGCCGGCATGCTCAACGAGTACATGCAGGAGTACATGGTGCAGGCGACAGACCCCTCGACCCGTGTGTTCACTTCGGCGCTGATCAAGGTCGAGCCGACCGTGCGCAGCTGGCAGCCGACCTACGCGATGTACGACCCGGCGCGCAGCGTGAAGGCGTCGAGTGCGCACACCGGCAAGGTGGTGTTCTCGTGGGTTGGTGCCAAGCTCATCGTGTGGGAGGGAGACGGGCAGCTATGGATGCCGGACAAGATCATCGACGATATGTTCGCCGTGCACGACCAGTACGCACCGATCAAGATCGGCGTCGAGAAAGAGGGGTTAGAGGAATTTATATTGCAGCCGCTTCGTGCCGAGCAGACCAGAAGGCAGCAGATTATTCCGGTCGAGGTGATGCCCGCTCCCGTCGGCAAGCTGGCCTTCATCAGATCCTTGCAGCCCTTCTTTTCCTCTGGGGACGTTGTTTTCGCGAAGGAGCTTCCCGTCTTGAAGCAGCAATTGCTCTCGTTCCCTACCGGCCGTATCGACGTCCCCAACGCGCTGGCCTACGCCCTGAGAATGCGGCCGGGACTGCCCATCTACGAGAACTTCAGTCAGAAGAACGTGACGGATGATCTGGGCGTGCTGCGCAACACGGCGTGCTACCTGGCGCTCGGAGCGACGCGGCAGTACACGACAGGAGTGCTATGTCAGGTCGTGGCGGGAACAATACGCATCGCCGCCGATTGGGTGCGCGAGGGTGACCCCGGCACGGTGCTCAAGGACATCGTGCGTGAGGCCGAGCTGATGACGGGCAGCGCCATCCAGGTGTTCGCCGGACCGCAGCACTGGCAGACCTACGACACGATCGGCTTGCAGGCGGCGGCCAAGCGGGTGCTCACGCGCATGAAAGTCGGGGGCGACACCGCGGCCGGGCGCGAGGAGTTGCGCAAGCGCATCGGCGAGATGGCCCACGGGCACCCGGCCCTGCAGGTGTCGACCAAGGCACGATGGACGTTGAACGCCTTCTCGGGCGGCTACGCGCGCTCGGTGACCAAGGGCAAGGAGGTCATGGGCATGGCCGACGACGGGGTCTACAAGGTGCTCATGGAGGGGCTGGAGTCGTTCGTCGCGGCCACGGCCGGCGCGCTCGGGAGGGATGGCGACGACACGCCGAACTATGCTATAGACGCCAAGGGCCGTCGCTATCTCTCGGCGATGCCGACGCATGGGCGGTAAGGCATGGCGCGCAAGCCGAAGACCAAAGACGCTGACCCCGAGGCATCCGCGCCCGAGGACAAAGAAGACGCCGCCAAACTTGAGGCCGGCGCCGCGCGTGACGACGAGCTCTGCAAGGACGAGAAGATAGTCGAGAAGGTTCGCGACCTGATCGCCGAGGTGAGCAAGGGCTTCCAGAGCCAGTGGGAGCGCGGCAACGACCAGATCGACTACTGGGACGTCTACGACTGCGAGCTGGGCGGCCGGCAGGCATACGCCGGCAACTCGCAGATATTCCTGCCGATCGTGCACAAGGCGGTCAACGCGCGCTGCACGCGCTTCGTCAACCAGATATTCCCCCGTTCCGGGCGCAACGTCGAGTGCATCACCAGCGACGAGAAGCCTTACGACATCATGGCTCTGCTGGAACACTATATCCGCAAGACCAAGCTGCGCACGCAGATCATGCCGGCGCTCATGCGCAACGGCGACGTCGAGGGGCAGTACAATCTCTACGTGACCTGGGAGAATAGCTCGCGGCATATTGCTTATCGGTCCAAGCCGACAATGGAGATCGAGGGAGAGCAGATCGAGGAGCCTGACGCCGAGGACGAAGACATTACCGAAGAAGAAACGGTCCACATGTGCCCGAGCGTCGAGGTGCTGGCCGACGCTGACGTGCTGATCCTGCCACATACAGCCAACAGCATAGGCGACGCGCTGTCCAAGGGCGGCTCGGTCACGGTCATCCGGCGCTGGACCAAAGCGCGCGTTGAGCAGGCGATCGACGAAGACGAGATCGACGAAGACGAAGGCGAGGACTTGCTCTTGGAATTTGCTGAAACTAAGGACGCACCTGGTCAGCCAGAAGTCAACAAGCAGCATGTCGACGCGGCGGGCATCACGCTGTCCGGTGGCAACAAGCAGCTGACGCTGTACGAGACCTGGACGCGGCTCAAGATCAAGGACGAACGCCGGCTGTGTCGCATCTACTACGCGGGCGGCGACAAGGAGCGCGTGCTGTCAGTCAAGCGCAATCCGTACTGGAACGACAAGTGTCCGGTGCTGTCGGCTCCCGTGAGCAAGATATCGAACGTGTTCAAGGGACAGAGCCAGATCAAGCCAGTGGCCGATCTGCAGTACGCTGCCAACGATACGGTCAACGAGGCGATGGACAGCGCGGCCTATGCGCTGATGCCGATCGTCATGACCGATCCGGCGAAGAACCCTAGGGTTGGGTCGATGGTGCTCAACCTCGCGGCGATCTGGGAGACCAACCCGAACGACACTAAGTTCGCGCAGTTTCCGGCGCTGTGGAAAGATGGTTTGACCATCGTCGCTGCATTGAAGAACGAGATTTTTCAGGAGCTGTCGATCTCGCCGGCGGCGATATCGCAGTCGACCGGCGGCAAGGCCAAGCGCAACCAGGCCGAGATTGCGGCCGAGCAGCAGGCCGACATTCTCTCGACCGCCGACGTGTGCACAAACCTCGAAGACGAGATATTGACCCCGCTGCTGCGCTGGTTCGTCGAACTCGACTACCAGTATCGGGACAAGCCGCTGACGGTCCGGCAGTACGGACAGATGGGCGTGCGGGCGCAGATGCAGGACTTACCACCGATCCAGGTTGACCGCCGGTTCGAATTCCGCTGGTTCGGGGTCGAGGCCGCGCGCAACGCGCAGATGATGCAGATGCAGGTCAGCACCATGAACGTGCTGCGCGGCATCCCGCCCGAGCAGTATCAGGGCTACGAGCTCAACGCGGTGCCGATCATCTCGGCGCTGATCGAGAACACCTTCGGCCCGCGGCTGGCGCCCGAGATATTTAAGGACATAAAGTCAAAACTGTCGCTTGACCCCGAGACCGAGAACGACTTCCTGATGGAAGGGCTGACACTGCCGGTGCACGCGCTTGATGAAGATCAAGAGCACATGAAGGTGCATTTGCAGGCGATGAAGTCGGGCGACCCCACCGGGTCGGTGCGCGAGCACATGATGATGCACCGCTTCCAGATGGAGAAGAAGATGCAGGCCCAGTTGCAAGGCATGGCGGGCATGCAGCGCGGCGGACAGCCAGGAGCGCCGGGTGGTGGGGGTCAGCCGGGCATGGCCGGTAGTCCGCGCCCAGGGGCCCAGCCGGCACCGCCTCGTGGTGGACAGAACCCGCCCGGTGCGATACATCATGATCGGATGCAGGATGCGTCGGCCGCGCCCCGGCGCTAGGAGGCTGGCATGAAGCTTTTGCACGTTCTCATTCTCGCAAGCGCCATCGTCACAGCCGGGGTGCTGATCGGCGTGACGCAGCCCAGCTCTCCTTCACAGATCAACGGATGCGTGGTGGGGTCACCAGTCACGTCTTACGCAACAGGTATCTCGGTTCCTTTCAGTTGCGACCTCACTGGCAAGCTTCGTGTGACGACAACCTATTGAGGACAGTAGGATGGGCAACAATTTTCAGAAGTCACTTGCCTTTGTTCTTAAAGACGAAGGCGGGAACGATGACGATCCTGCCGATCATGGCGGACGAACTTCGCGGGGGATAACTCAGCGCGAGTACGACGCTTGGCGTCGAGGTCAGAATTTATTGACGCGCGACGTCTGGACGGCCACCAGCGACGAGATCGCTACGATATATCACGATGAGTACTGGGCGCCGGAGTGCGATGACCTCCCTTCTGGCACGGACTACCTTCTGTTCGATATGAAGGTCAACGCCGGACCGCATCGCGCTATCGTTCTTCTTCAACGTGCGCTTGGTATCCAGGATGACGGTCGGTACGGCCCCGTTACCCGCGAGGCCGTGGCACAGGCCAACCCCACCGAGCTTATCAAGAACTACACAGCGAAGAAGCGGCTGTTCTACCAGTCGCTGCACCAGCCCCGGTTTCTGAAAGGTTGGCTCAACCGTTGCGATAACGTACAAGCCAACGCTTTAACGATGATCTAGGAGCGCCCATGGACAAAAAACCATACTGGATGCCCGACACACAGGGCTTCCTCGCCATCGCCATTATCGTCGTCGTCGCGACGTTGGCGTACGTGCTTCTGCTGAGCTCCATCAAGTTCGATGACAAGATCGCTGGCGCCTTCATGACGCTTTTAGGTGTGCTCACGGCGTGCCTCAAAGATGTCTATTCGTTCTTCTTCGGATCTTCGAGCGGCTCGCAGAAGAAAGACGACGCGATGATTTCCGGCGCGATTGCGCCTCCGAAGGTAGCCCCATGAAACGATTCCTTTTGCTCGCGTTGACGCTGGCCTTTGCCGGCCACGCCGAAGCGCAGACCCGACTGCACGCACCGACTGGCAACGTCGTGCAGGACGCCAAGGATTTGGTCGCGCCGAGCGGCACGTCAAGCACAGGATCGCCTGATTTGCTTGCGCAGCTTCAGTCCAAGCTGAACGCCAAGGTAGCAGCTGACCTGCAAGCCGCGCTCGCAATGGCTCAGCAGAAGGATGCTAGTGGTGCCATCGCCGATCCGACGGCGGCGCCGTGCTATCAGGCGTTGCTCGACCTCAACACGCTGGTCAACTCGATTCACGCTACGTCAACTGCTTCCGGGGCAGCGCTCGACGTCGGTGTCGTCGCGCACTTCGAGCAGCTTCGGTTGGTGCGCAATGCCCTGCAAAGCCAGAAGTTCAAGGATGCCTGCGCACCGTTGGTGCAGGACATCCAGACCTCGGCCGTGAACCTCGTAGGCCAAGTGCTTGCGGTAGTGGGCGGCGCTGCTAAGCTGGGCATCGTCATTCCATAGGTGGAGAGCGCCGTGGCTGAAGAAAGCACGTTATCCGTCAGCCGGATCGTGGAGTGGGGGCTCAAGGGGCTTATCGCCTTGCTCCTTGGGCTGGTTGGGTTCTTCGTCAACCAGGCGTACGGCACCCTCTCCGAAACCGGCCGGACTTTGACCGCGTTCCAGCAATCGGTGCTGATGGAAATGCGCGGTATTTCCGGGACAATAACGGGGATCGTCACCGAACTGCACAGCCACGAGGACAGCGACAAGGCGTTGCGGCAGGCCGATACCGAGGTGGTCAAAAGCTTTGAGCGTCGGCTGTTGACCATGGAGCGCGCCGGGCCGAGGGGTGGCATGACGTTCCCGATCCCCGATATCCCGGCCAAGGGACCCTAATTGACTTCGCGTAGCAAAACGTACAAGATATGGACTATCGCGTGGTAGGCGTAACCTACCGGTCGACTGGATGCCCGTAAGGCACTGAAGGAGCCGAGCATGTTGCGCAAGTTTTTGATGGCCACGACTGCATGCTACGCGCCGCCGGGAGAAGGCGGGGCAGGACCGAACGAACCCGATGACGACATCGAGATCCCAATTCCAGGCGA